GGGGGCGACAGTAAAGGCGCAATTCCATGTGACCACATATCGTCCCGGGCGCTCGAACCAAAGTCGGCGCGCAGTCGAGTCAATTCCAACGTAGTAATTACCGGTGGGTTTTCCCGAAAACACGCCAAGGTTGGCGCTCGTCCAGGTTGTGGGCAGAGTTGGTATGACGTTATTGGCAAATCCAGTCGCTAGACCGCCGAAAGAGTTGTTAACAATTCCTGCTGTCGTGTTCGTGGTTCTGCCCGAGCCAATGACCAAAGATGATGCCATGGATTGTGCTGTCAAAATCGGTTCTATGAATTCCATCGTGTAGTGCACCCAAAGCTCGCCAAGCACAGTGCCTGCGGCAGCAGGACACCCAGCCACGGCTAACGTAAACCGTAGAGGGTCGGTGAACGGAGTTGTCTCCATGTCACCGGAGCGCACATTGTACCATTTGATGTTTTGATCGGTAGATGCGCACTCGATGCCGCAAACGCTTGAATTGCTTGGCTTGAAGGAGACCGCGTGTGAAGCTGCCTCCATCTGCTGTTTCGTGACAAAGTTTGCCTGGTTGATGTTGTAAATGGGCGCCATGATAACTGCGCCCAACCCGACGTTTGATGAATAGTCACTACTCATGGTGCGAAATTCAAATAACAGTTGCTTGAATCTAAATTTTGTGTAGAGCTTTCCTAGAGAGTTAGCCCATGGGAATGTGGAGGATGATGCATTACACAAGAATTCCTCCAATGTGAAATTTGCGTTCCCTGGGGCTAGGATATCTTTGATGTATTCACAATTCGACACTGTCTGCACAGCTGTGCCAGCCTGTTTGACCGGACGCGTACTAACTATGTCGTTCATGACGTAATCTCCGAAACCCGTGAATTTGGATAAGCCACGGCCGATAGCTGCCCCTTGCTTTTCAAAAGTCCCTTTCGGAACATTCGATGCAAGCTTGGCCGCCACGGCGCCAGCCACAGCTTTCGCCAGACCGGCCATTCCGTAAATTCCGGAACCAGTGACCTTTTCCTTCTTCTTCCCGTTGGAAATGTTTTTGCTCTTCTTTGCCTTTGTGCCCTTAGACATCTTGCTCTACGCCCGGGGGTAGAACGTACCGCACCTGTTTAGCCCACTGCATGATCTCACTATACAGTGGTCCGGGCAGACCCATCAGCTCCTGTGATAATGAAGCGTAATGGGCTGGTGATCGGTTCTTGTTGTTTGCAAAGGCGGCAATCATTTTGCTGGCTGACTGCGGAACAACCAACGGCATGTGTTCATTCTGTGAATCATAATACTTCGAACAGAATGTGAACGTCCTACCATCGGCTGGAAATGTGTGCACTTCGCGAGTTACCAGACCCCAAGTGTTGTACAGAGTCTTAGCTTTCTCAGCGTCTAGATGCCACTCCAAACAGTCGTCTCCCAACACAACAGCGTCCTCAGCGCCGGCAGCAAACGCGTAACATAATCGCATTATGCCGTTGCCGAAGGATGTCATGAAAGTGCCGGAAGGCATCATGCCAGGATTGATTGAAATATAGATGTACCTCCCAACAATGTAAATGGCCCGTCCAGAAACTACAGCCCAAACTGTTGCCAGCTTGTGCCACAGCTCATGGTCAGGGTGAGCCTCCATGCGCATGTACACGACCTCTGTGATGTTTTCTAGGTCTTCTGTGTTCACGCGCCTTTCCCACCCACTCACGTCGCTAGCAGTCGGACCGACACCAACCCTTTCAGAGATGTTCTTTACCTTCTGGGTGATGCTTCGGTCGTGATATTCTGAGCGTCCAAAACCAACCATGTTACTGCCATTCGGATATTGCTTCTTCTCGTTGTCCTGAAAATCTTGGAAAATAAATCTTTCAACAAGTTGGTCTACGATTGAGATGGCCATGATTAGCCTTGGTGTGTTGAGTTTGCGTGACGGGTGCATTTCGCCCTTTACAAATGGGCGCACCGGGTCTCGCAATCCGTTCTTGATGATTAGGCTAGGATCAGCTTTCAAGGCGTCGACGTCAGCAACCGCCCACCTGTCAAGGCGGGCTTCAGCCGCTTCAATGATTTCGTCGGCCTTAGTAGCGATCACTTTTGCATTGTCTGATCCGAATTGGCACCAGGGGAAGCCCGGGTGTGAGTCGGACGGGACCTGAGCGAGCAGCGTTTTAAGTACAGCCTTCCGCTCGCCGTCACCGCGATCACGTACTGGTGTCGTTCTTCGCCAAGTGCTGAGAGTTCTTGCAGTTTTGCGTTTAGCTCCTTCTCGAAGCTGAGCCGGGAGCTTCGCTCTGGCTGTCTCGTTGTAGAACTGGAGACTGCCGAGGATTGCTTCTTCGTCTCTTCGGGGGAGGGCGTAGTCTGCGACTCCTTCGAATCTTTGGGCTGCGTCTTGGAATTCGTCTGTTGCGTAAGGTTCGGCGGCGCAGGTGAAGACTGGTCGGACGTTCGCGACTCTGCGTAAGACTCCAATTGTGGTTTCTCTGACGAGCCATCGATAACCGGAGAGGATACTTGTGATGCACTGGCGGACGTTATTTCCGTACTGCCAGCAATCTTCACTTTCTTCCTCCTTTTCTTCTTGGCCGCTGCAGAGACCGGCACTTTGGCCTCCGCACTGGGGTTTTCCAGGGGTGGTGTGTCGTTCTTGATTTCATCGTCGTCGTCTGACTCAGGGCCCAATTCAGGCACGTCGTCCACTTTGCCGGTTTCCCAGCCAGCGTTCTTCCTGTTGTGCTTGAAATATTTGGCCTGGTCTTCTCCTTTCCTCATTGCTCGCCGTTCCTCGTCAGCCCAACGCTGAGAATCTCGATCCATTCTCCCTCGCGCTCTGTCGTAATATGCGCGCTCGGCGTCGTTCATGTCTCTGACCGGTTTGCCCCAAATCTGGCGTTCTCGCTGATCACCTTCATCATCGTAATCGCCGTCATCGTGTTGTCCATCGTGTTTGCCGTAGTAATCGTCGTATTGTCTTTCCTCGTCATCATAATCGTCATCTTCGTCGTCTTCGGGCCACTCAATATCACCACGGTCCGAGCCATAATAGCCGTTTCCGTAAGCTTCTTTTGTGGGCACCTTGAACCAGACATCATCGACGACTTTGTTCAGTACGAGTACTCTCCGTATGTCAACTCCGTAGTTCGTTACCTGGTCCCCGTCCTTTTCACCGGCAATATGAATGCCTATGATTAGAGCGGAGCCTTGGTCAAGAACTGGACCTCCGGACCACCCATTCACTGATGGAGATGTGTGTGTGAATCCGTATTTGGCGTACTGTCTGTCTGCCTCTCGCACAATGCCGTAAGCAGTGTAAAAGCCGAAAGCTCCAGTTTTGGGATTTACTGGGCCGACTGTGCTGCAGCCTTGTGCTTTCTGTAACCTTGCGGTTCCAAATTTGAGAGGCGTGATTGATGTTCCAACCGTGGTCCTAACGATACTTAAAATGGAGGGCTTTACCACAGCCCAAGCCACGTCGTTCTCGGAGTCGAACTTGAAGTCCAAATTTCCTTCTATCTGCAAAACCTTGAAGCTCTTGGGCCAATCAGTGGCGGCACAAAAATGCGTCGCCCGATTTCTGATGACGTGCTCAGCGGTAGTTAAGACGTGTATAAATTCACCGTCTTTCTTTGCCATAGCAACAGCTCCAGTGCCACAAAGAGCATAACCACTATTGGTGTCTTCAGTTTCCTTCAAAAATATTATTCCAGCTTTCCGAGCCACTGCTTCTGTTGTTGCATTGTAGATCGTCGCTCCAGGTGCGTAAGCTTCACGTCCGGATTTGACGTTTCGCGTTAATTTAGAATCAATATACGCTTCACGTCTCTTCGTTTTGACTTCGCTTGTGTACCTCACCTCAGATTCGACGGCTACATCTCGTGTGGCGTCAATTGTTTCACTCAGTGCAGTGCTGATGAAGAGCCAGCATGGGCCCGAGGCGATCAGAAATATGTTATAGACCGCCCCAGGCAACCCGCGAATCTCTTTCCACAAGCTCTTGGTGAATCGTTTGATAAATAACGCCATTCGGTAAAGAAATGCAATTAACTTGTAAAACAAAAACACAAAGGCTGGTGATGCCAGGGCCAAAGCACAACCAGTAAGGTGAGGGTAAGTGCGATACGCTCGTATTAATGCGTCTATCGCGCTGACCGCCAAGTCGCTGGTGGTGAAAGCCACAAAATGCGCCACCGCCAATTTGAACTCGAAAGTGTGTAGGATAACCATAAGTGCACTGCTGAATGCGTCGTAGACTCCGATGATAAAACTGCCGATATTACCGACTGTTCTCTCTGCGTATGCCTTCGCGTTGTTCAGTGCTTCTTGAATCTGTCCAAATCGTCCGTTGTCAAACCAATCCTTGATGGTGTTGTCTAGATCCTTGACACGATGATGTAAAGTGTAATTCGTCACCAACGTACTGATGTTATACACGTTGATGACATCGTGTGGGATCTCAGGATAAATGCGTTTGCACACTCCGTGTTCAACCGTCTCGAAGATGGGATCACATTGTGGCGCATGTGGTTTGACCGTGGTTAAATTCTCAATTCGCGTGGGAATGCCGACAGTATGGACCATGGCAATCTGGGTTATTACTGAGATTACCATGACCACGACAGGGGCATTGGACAACCCAACCTTCACGATGTTACGTGTTATCGGGTTTCTTGTATGAGCTTGCAACTCCACATCGGAAAAATCACTGCTGATGCTGGTGGTTTCCGGAAAGGTGTTGTCGCCAAAGAATTCGTCAAAAGCCGCGTCTGAGCTCCACTCAAGCATTGCTGTCGAGGGTACTTCAAGAACGGGTTCGATTTCATAGTCCATAGCCATAGTCCAACAGGGCATTAGGCAAAGCATGATGATAGCAGGGTACATAAGGTGTCTGGCAAAATGTTTCGTGCCAGTGCCTTTCTTCCGGTAAACAACGGTGGTCACAATCGCCTCAACCTCATACCCCTCGACATCTGGAATGCCAAGGTGTTCCGGTTTTGTCTTAATGACCTGTCCTTCGTGTGCGTGGCTAGCCGCTATGCATGATGTGATAGAGCATTTTGGCTTGACGCTGTCCGTGCTTTCTTCAAGAGCCTGGGGTGTGATTCCATGCTTCCTGTTCGTCATTCCTACGTTTGGCAGGGGCCCCGTGAATGCGTTGGTCAGGCCGCCGTTAGCGTTGGTCCTTCGTCCAGTCTGCAACCTCGCATGGGCGAGATAGTTTCTGTCCAATGGGACTACGTCTTCAGGCTTTCCGACCTTCACTTCCATTCCGCGCGCGGCGTTCGAGTATTTCATGATCGCCGTAGTGGGAGCCGCAGTGGCTGTGAGAGGGATCTTCTGGTCGTCGAGTTCACGTTGTATTACCGTTTTTCTGACTTCCGGGTTCCTTGTCACTGCCGGGTTGTACTGGCTCACCATGTGAAAACACTTGCACGGTGGGGCTTGAGAAGGGGCGGCACTCCCATCGCCGCCGGACACCGACGCTACAGTTGCCAACAGCATCAAGGTGTCTGCCCCCGGCGCATAGCTGCCCTGGTAAAT